TTTTTTTACAGCATTATAATCATAATATGAAAAATCTGAGGCATTAATTACATCCGATAATGATTTTTCATCTCCCCCTATAACATCACCCCTTCCTATATTTGCTGCTTCAGACACTCTTGTCTTTGGAACAGCCTTTTTTCCTTTATCAGCAACCTTAACTGGAAGTGCAATACAACGACACGATGGATGAGCAGGAATCATGTTCTCAATCTGATTAAGCGTATATCTATGCCCATCCATACTGTTACATTTATCACATACTCTATTATCTCCAGCTGTACTCCATTCTGCTTTTACTGTAATCCCTTCCAATCCCCAATTCCTGTATTCTTGAATGGTAGCTGAATGATGAGCCCTTATTATTTCAGTCCTTGCTATCATTTGAGCACGTCTCTTTGCAGGTATATATCTACCTAATGTATCATTTATTCCTAATTTAGCACCTCCACCTTTTATTACTGCTGCCAATTTCCTACCTAATAATACAGGATTGTCGCCCTCCATCATGCCTTGAGATAATACTCTACTAATTTGTTGAGACATTGCATCTGTTACCCCTTTAAGTTCATTAAAGGTTCTTGTCCATAAAACTCCCACCCTATCCATATGAAATGGAGTTCTCATACTTGCGTCTATTCCTCCTGTCTCACTCATTGGTGGTACATTGTATCCTGCTTTAATCATCTCCGTCCTTGCTCTTGTTACCCCTTTTGTATATGCCCCAGATATATATTTATTTGTCCATGCTGCATCAATAGAAGTGCCTGCCTGTTGAAAGTGGGATATTTCTAAAACTCCATCTTTTATTTGTTCATCCAACCATGCCATGAATCCTGATACCTTATCTGCTGAACGAGGAAAAGCAAATGCATTCCTGCCTGGACTATTTATCAATGCAGTTGGTTGAGTTAATCCGAAACAATCATCCTTTATAATAGCCGATGTAATAGTTTGTATTAACGTATTAAATCGTCTATTCATAGCACGCTCAAATGCTCTACGAAGCGTTATTGTCCTTGTAGGGTCATACAGACTTGCTAATAGATAGGTTGATATGTTTTTTGTTTTTGTCATTAATTATTTTTCTATTTTCTCAATAGGTATTATTGGTTCCTCAACTACTTCTACTTCTTCAATCTCATCTGCTAACTCCTGCTCCATTCTCATATACTCCTCCAATTCCAATTCTACTTCCTCAACTACTTCTGGAGGCAACCCTAATATATGTTTTAAAAACATTGCTGGAGGCATTACTTCTGGTGCCATAGGTTCATGAGCATAATTCTTAATTGTCTCTGAACGTGTCTTACCTATCTCTGCTCTGTCCTTATCACTCATTACATTTAACTCTGACCATTCCACTCGCCATTCCTCTTTTGTTTCTAATATTCCATACTCCATCATAGTTTCAACAAAAGGTTTTATAATTTGTTCCTCCGCCTGCTCTTCTCGTCTTGTCTGAATTAATGTTGTCCAAGAATCTTTATCTTGAGTACTGCTTAATTCTCCTCTTTCACTTCCAACTAATATTCTTTTAGGTATTCCTGTCTCAGCACTTATCATTTGCAATTGCACATCCACAGCATCTTTAGGACTTGATACTTGTTGCTGTAACGCTTTAATATCTACTCCTTCATTAACTAATACTCTTGTAAGATTGTGCTCGTATTGTTTTATTTGGTCTTCCAAAGTAGTTGCTAAGTCTGCTGGAGCTGTATATTCCTTATCTACATCTGCGGTAAATCCTGGATATGCTCCTCGCCAATACATTTCTGCTGAACCTCCATTTAACTTCTCTAAGTCCATTAATCTATTCCATACTCTCATTAATACAGGTTCACCATATATATCATCGTCAATAGACTTGCCTATTATATGAATTATTCTACTATAATGTACTGTTATAGATTTCGTATCATTTTCTCCTGAAGAAATAGTAATCGTATAAAATTTAGGAAGCCCATATCTTTTATTAAATGAATCTGTTTCCAACTCTTTTATTACTGCATTGTTTTCCGCACAAACATTAAGATATATTAATTTTAAATTCCTTCCTTTTACTACTGGTTTCTGAAAATCTAACTCAGCATCAACAACATCATTGAATCCTAACAATATACAAGAATAACGACCAATACATGCTAACTTATCTGTCCTTATGAATTTTTTCTTTAATTTTAAATCTTCCATTAAAGATTTCCACTGTATCTCAAACTTATCATCATCTTGATTAGAATCAGATAGGTTCACTTCTCCCTTCCATGTAGCTTCTACAGGTCTGTTAATAATAGCTCCTGCTATGTCTTGTCTTTTATACTTTGTATAGTAATCATCATACTCAATGTCCTTAGGATACCCTAATGCTGTATATATATCTCTATCAGTCCCATATTGCTTGCCTAAAGTATTTGCCAAATTAACTCTATTAACAAGTTCTGACATTACCTGCATTTTCTTTTGTGCTGATAAAGCTGCAATTGGTTTTTTCTTTTCTTTTATATCTTTAGCCATTGTTTACAGTCCCTTTATATTTTTTTATCTTGACCCCCATGAACGAACCTCCCGTCTCGATGAAAGTTTGCTAAAAGCTCCACTACAACCATCCACTTGGTCTTTGTATTGTCCCAAAGGAAAATATCTCAATTCATTAATAAACTCATCATTCCATTCTCCATATAACAACATTACATTTCCATTATTAACTTGAACTGAAAATGGGTCCGCTCTATATACCTTATCACCTCGAGGACTTTCAGCACTGATATTATGCCCTGCCAAATTTATAATTGTACTTTCCGCACTTTCCTTTCCTCCACTTCCAGGTTCTTGTTCAATCCATATATCAGTTCGCAAAGGATTTTTAACTTGAATGTTTACTGCCACGTCATCTGCTATTGCTGTTTGTTTAATTATATTTTCCCTTATATGAGTCGCCCATTGTCCTCGCTTTACATCAACTATTAGATACCTTCCGTTATTAAGCAGTAACATCTTCACTCCTGCGGTATATGCCCCTCCTAACGCTGTTCCTGCCTTATCCCAATATCGTACTATCTTTTTAATATCAGTTACTACTGGCATTTGATGTATTATTGAAAGATTATCAACTTGAAACATTCCTCCACCTGGAGGAGTTGGGTTCTGTCCTATTTGTCCAGCATATCCATATTGTCCCAAATCTGCTTTTAATTCTGCTAATTCTTTACGACCTAATCTTACAGGGTCAAATAATCCATCTTGATAAAACTGAATTAATTCTTTTGGTTTTATTTGTTCAACATATTCATCTGCATCTCCAGGTAAACATATATGCTTTATATTTTCTTTTTTCTTTGCTAATAAATGTCCTGTTGGGTCATTCTGAGACAATCTCTGCATTATACCAATCATTACAGTTACTCGTTTATCAGTCTTTCTTGTTAATAGAGTTTGGTCAAGCCAAGTATTTGTAGATTTAATGACTGCTTTTGAAATTGATGCCAAAGGATTAATTAAATCATCCCATATAAAGATGTCTGCATGAAATCCTGTTCCTGCTCCTCCAGGCGAAGTTGATAATCTGTTTCCACCTATCAAAACCCTTGGTGCTCTATCATTTAGACCAGGAAGAATTTTGATAACCTTATAATTGCTTTTAGCTTCTTTGTCAGGTTTTAAGTCTAATTCAGGGTATATTCTTGTAAACGCTTCACTTCTTATTAAGTCCCTACAACTTTCTGCTGTCTCTAATGCTAATGGACTTGAATAGCTCGCTGTAATAAACTTCAATGTATAATCTTGTGTCCAAGCCCATGCAGGAAACATTATACTTGCTATGGTTGTCTTAGTAGTTCCTGGAGGTACATTTATCAATAAATCATATTCCTTAGTTATTCCTGCTGATACGTTTCTTTGTACTTGTTGTAGTTCATCACAAATTAGTTTTATATGGAAGTTATCTATAAAGGTTTTTGATGATATTTCACTCCAGAAGTGTTTAAAGAAATGATAGAAGCTTCTGTTATTTAATTCTCTTGTTATGTACGCAGGATTTCTCAAGGCTTGCTCTATTAACATTTCCTTGGGAAATTTTGTTCTTATTATTTGTTCTGTTGCGTACATCTCTTTTTAATTATTCCTATCCCATTTTCTTTCATCAAGTTTATTAAGTGCTTTAATATCTCCTGTTTTTGCTTGTTCAAATAATTTTAAATCTATTACATAATCAGACATATCTTTCCCTTTTTGTAATAATATATTTAATTTAGATTTTTCATTTTTCATTTCTTTTATAATATCATCTTCTTTTAATTCAAGAATACTGGAAAT